AGGCAGTCACGGAGGGACGCCTGACCTCCAAGAACTGCGTCGATGGTCAGATCCGTGTGAACAGTGAGACCATGTACGACGAATGGATGCGAAACAGCCAGTCGCGAATTGGAGTTGGACCCAAGTCACCAGGAGGGACAGTGGACAAGCCAGCACTACGCAGCCGTGAGGAGCGAGTATCACCTCGGATCACCAAGACCAGCGAAGCGGTCCCCGACTACAACGAGAGCAGGGCAAGGACTGAGCACCTCAAAGCGGAGCTGCTGGAGCTGGAGCGCAAGCAAAAGGAGGGGCTGCTCGTGTCTGCCGCCGATGTCGAGGCAAAATGGGTCGAGATTGTGGTGATGGCGCGAACAAAGATTTTGGGTATTCCGACAAAAGCAAAGCAGCGCATTCCTGATTTGGACGTGGATGCCATTGGGGTGCTGGATGCAATTGTGCGTGAAACGCTGGAAGAACTGGCCGAGCAAGCGCCGGAGGATGATGAGTAACATCACAAGGGTTGAAAGGGCAACGTTGTTGGCATTCAAGCCACCAAAACGGTTGAGTTTGAGTGAGTGGGCTGACAATTATGCGTATTTAAGTGCAGAAAGCAGTGCAGAAGGCGGAAGATGGCACACTTTGCCGTATCAAAAAGGGATTATGGATGCAATAACCGATCCAAGAGTAGAGCAGATCACGGTGATGAAATCTGCTCGCGTTGGCTACAGCAAGATCTTGAATCACGTTGCCGCGTATCACATTCATCAAGATCCGTGCCCCCTGATGATTGTCCTGCCGACGATCGAGGATGCGCAGGGTTACTCCAAGGAAGAAATCGCGCCAATGCTGCGTGATACGCCGTGTCTGGCTGGTTTGGTGACCGAGGCAAAGGCCAAGGATGGAGCAAACACGATCCTGCAGAAGCAGTTCCCTGGTGGATCGCTGAGTCTGGTGGGTGCCAACAGTCCGCGTGGCTTCAGGCGTGTGAGCAGGCGGGTGGTGTTGTTTGACGAGGTGGATGGCTATCCCCCTTCGGCTGGTACAGAGGGTGACCAGATCAAGCTGGGCATCAGGCGAACGGAGTATTACTGGAACCGAAAGATCGTGGCTGGCTCAACGCCGACGATCAAAGATTTCAGCCGTGTGGAGCGGATGTTCCAGCAAGGCGATCAGCGCAGATATTTCGTGCCATGTCCTGATTGCGGCCACATGCAGTACTTGCAGTGGGGGAACATCAAATGGCGTGATGGCGACCCTGATACGGCGAGCTACTGTTGCGAGAAGTGCGGAGTATGGATTCCGCATACGAAGAAGCGGTGGATGGTGGAACGCGGCGAGTGGCGGCCTACTGCGCCGGGTAATGGTAAGCATCTGTCGTTTCACATTTGGGCGGCTTATAGCTACAGCCCAAATGCGATGTGGCCAAATTTGGTTGAGGAATTCCTAGAGGCAAAGAATGATGCAGAGCAATTGAAAACTTTTGTAAACACAGTGTTGGGTGAGACCTGGGAAGACGAATACGCAAGCAAGATCGGCGCTGACGCATTGACAGAGCGTGCAGGCAAGGAGACGTATAAGCAGGGCGTGGCGCCTGTTGAGGTGCTGGCCTTGACGATCGGCTGTGACGTGCAGCACGACAGATTGAGCTTGAGCGTGTGGGGATGGGGCAGGGAGGAAGAGGGATGGCTGGTGGACCGGATCAAGCTGTATGGCGACCCAACGCGGCCTGAGGTATGGAACCAGTTGGATCAAGTGCTGCAGACGCCGTATAAGGCAGAAGATGGTTCAGAGCGACGTGTGCTGTGCTGCGCGATTGACTCAGGCTTCAATGCGCATGTGGTGTATCAATACGCCAAGGAAAGGCAACAGCTTGGCGTTATTGCGGTCAAGGGCATGTCACAGAAAGGCAAGCCGCCAATTGGTAAGGCGACCAAGGTGGATGTGAACAGCCAAGGCAAGACCATCAAAAGAGGAGCGCAGGTCTTCCCGGTTGGTGGTGACACGGTGAAGTCACTGTTGTTCGCAAGGTTGAGGCATAACGACCCTGGCGCTGGGTATTTGCATTTCTTCCCGACGACACCAAGTGATTACTTCGAGGAGCTGACTGCTGAGAAGCAGGTAATGCGATTCAAGAATGGCTTCCCTGAGCGGCATTGGGTAAAGCGTCCAAATGCAGCTAATGAAGCGGTGGACGAGTTGGTGTATGGCTACGCAGCACTGCATCGGCTGTACATGGTGTATGACAAGCGAACGTTGTGGGACCAGATGGAGCGGAAGTTGGAGAGTGGACAGACGCCAGCGGAAGACCGCAAGAAAGTGGCACCACAGCGCAGAAAGAGTTTTGTTAGTCAGTGGTAAGCGGGTTTAGACTGCAGGACATGAAGATTCCGCAATCAGCACGGAACGGCGACACCGTGATTTGGCTCGATGAGCCAACGGTGGATGTTTTCGGGCAGGCAATTGATGCCACAAACCACACGTTGGTGTATTACCTGCGTGCGAATGCCAGTGCAGCAGCGGAAACTTTGACCGCGACAGCGCAGGGCAGTGAGTGGCGATTCACCTGGGTGGTGAACGAAACGGTTGCTGCGCCGACCACTTATTACTGGCAGGCAGTTGCCACCAAGATCAGTGACTCCAGCAATACAACGCTGGGAAGTGGCTCGCTGACCCTGGAGCCAAGCCTTGCCTATACGGGTACAGCCACGGCTTACGACGGTCGCAGCCAAGCTGAAAAGGACCTGGAGGCCGTACAAGGCGCAATCAGAACGCTGCTTACTGGTGGTAGCACCAAGGAGTATCGGATTGGTAATCGCAGTATCAAGCGATATGACTTGGCTGAACTACTGCAACTTGAAGGTAAGTTGAAGGCTGATGTAGCTCGTGAGAAGCAAGCTGAGATGATTGCCAATGGTTTAGGCAATCCACGGAATATGTTCGTTCGATTCAACGCTTGATCATGGGCTTCCGCGAACGCATCAGTCATGCTCTTGGCTTTGGTAAGCCCAAAGCGGCGCCACTGGCGCAGGCGGCGCCACGCAAACTAAAGCGGACGTATCAAGGCGCAATTATTAGCCGGCTGACTGCTGACTGGTTGGCAACGCAAACCAGCGCCGATGCTGAGATTCGCACCAGTCTGCGGAAGTTGCGGGATCGTTCCCGTGAGATGGTGCGGAATAATCCGTATGCAAAGCAGGCGAAGCGTACAACCCAGATCAACGTTGTAGGCACTGGGGTGGCACTACAGGCGCAGGTGATGCTGCTGCGTGGTAACCGTCGCGACGAGCGGATCAACAAGTTGATCGAGGGCAAATGGAAGACGTGGTGCCGGAAGGAGCATTGCGACGTGGCTGGGCGGTATAGCTTCCACGATTTGGAATGGCTCGCCACTGGTGCCTTGCCCGAGAGTGGTGAAGCGCTATTTCGGATTGTGCGGCGCTCATTTGGTGGATCAAATGTGCCACTGGCGTTGCAGATCCTTGAATCCGACATGCTTGATGAGGAGTATCAGGGCGGGACGCTTGCAGCGGGTAATGAGTGGCGTAATGGCGTCGAGGTGAACGAATGGGGCCGCCCAGTGCGGTACGCGATGTTGACGCGGCACCCAGGTGATTACTGGTTCCAGAACAGCAAGCAGCGGAACGAAAAGCATGTATTCCTGCCTGCTGAGGACGTCATTCATCTTTTCCTACCCGAGAGGCCAGGACAAAATCGTGGTGTCCCTTGGTTCCATGCGGTGATGTCAGATGCACATCAATTGCAGGGATATGAAGAGGCAGCGGTGATTCGGGCGCGTGCAGGCGCCAGCCTGATGGGATTCATTACAAATAATGAAGGCGAGCTAACGCCAGACGACATCGAGAACAACCAGCGGATCAGTGAGTTCGAGCCGGGGACGTTCAAGTATCTGGCGCCGGGTGAGAACGTCACGGTGCCGAATATCGACTCACCGGACCAGCAGTTCGACATGTTTGTCCGCAACAAGGTCCGACGGTTTGCATCGGGCTTTGGTTGTTCCTATGAGACCCTGAGCCGGGATTTTTCGGAAACGAATTATTCAAGCAGCCGGCTGTCGTTGCTGGAGGATCGTGAGCATTGGCGGGTGGTGCAGAACTACCTGATTGAGAATTTCCATATGCGGATCTACCGCGAGTGGTTGAACCTTGCTGTATTGGCTGGTGAGCTGCCATTTCAAGACTATGAGCTGCGTCCTGATCGGTACGACAATCCCAAATGGCTGACTCGGGGATGGAGCTGGGTTGATCCGCTCAAGGAGGTCAAGGCGTACCGTGAGGCTGAGCAGGCGGGTTACATGACCAAAGCGCAGATCATTGCGCAATCGGGTGGTGGTGACTTTGATGACAATGTGGCTGAGCTTGCTCGCGAGCAAAGTGTCGCTGACGCTGCTGGCGTGACCTTGGACAAGGATTTGCTTGGTGCGGTGGCACCACCACCTGTTGTTGAGGAGCAGCCATGAGCGCAATGCCAACTGAAGGGATGCGTGAGGAAGCGCGTCGTTATCGGCAGTGGAAAGAGGAGGGTCGCAAGGGTGGCACTGAAGTTGCTGCGCGACGTGCTGGGCAGATTCTCAGTGGTGAAGAGCTGAGTGATGAGACGATTGTGACGATGAGTGCATGGTTTGCTCGTCATGAAGTTGACAAGCAGGGTCAAGGCTTCAGCCCTGATGAAGAGGGTTATCCATCGCCTGGCAGGGTGGCATGGGCAGCATGGGGTGGTGACCCTGGTAAAACTTGGGCAGATAGCCTTGTTTCAAAGATGGATCGCACCATGCAAGAAGAGCGCCCCTACCCGAATGAGCACGCTGCCAGGTTGCGTGATCCTGGTCAGTACGACAGCTTTCGCCGTCGTAATAATGCAGCTGGTGAGGGTGTGGACTTCATCTTTGGCATCAAGGAAGGGGAAGAGGGCGCTGAACTGCAGGCAATCCGTTTCCGCCTGAGTCAATTCACGGCTGCCGAAGCCCGCAAATGGCTGAGTGATCGTGACTATGAGCCTATTGAATTTGAGGAGGCAACAGGTGAACGTGAGCTGCGTGCAGCGCCTGATGGACTGAAGGAAGGTGATTTTGTCTCGTGGAACAGTTCAGGCGGTAGGGCGCAAGGCCGTATCGAGCATGTGATGCGTGAAGGAGTGCTGGGCGTGCCCGAAAGCAGCTTCAGCATCAATGCAACGGCTGAAGATCCAGCGGCATTGATCCGTATCTATAGGCGCGACAGCGATAATGAATGGCAAGAAACGGAGACCCTTGTTGGTCATCGATTCAGTACGCTGACCAAAATTGAGGCATTGAGGTCTATGGATGACAAACGGGACTACACCGGCAAGTATCAACGTACTGAGGCCACTCAGTTTCGTTCTATTGATGAACGGGTAATGGAGTTCCCGTTTAGCTCGGAGTATCCAGTTGAGCGATATTTCGGCAAGGAGGTGCTGAGCCATGAAATGGATGCAGCAGTTCTTGAGCGGTTGAACGATGGTGCGCCGCTGCTGTTTAACCATGACCCCGATCGCGTACTGGGCGTGGTTGAACGTGCCTGGGTTGATGGCAAGAAAAAGCGTGGTTATGCCAAGGTGCGTTTTAGCCGTAGCAAGGCTGCTCAAGAGATCCTTGATGACGTGCGCGATGGAATTTTGCGTGGCGTGAGCTTCGGCTATTCAATTGATGAAATGCAAGAGCGTGACGGCGCAATGGTCGCCACGAGCTGGTCTCCTTATGAAATCAGCGTTGTTTCTATTCCTGCCGATCCTACGGTGGGCGTAGGACGTTCACTTATTCCAGAGCAAACTATGCAACCTGAGGAGACTAAGATCGAAACTGAAGTCACTGAATCCATTCAGGAGGAAGTGCGCAGTCAAGCGGCCTCCGCCGCATCACCCGAACCT